ATGCTGAGAGCTGTTTTCATGGCCGGCACTCTATCCGAAAGCGATTACTGGAGCGGGCGCCGGTTTTTGCAGCTTTGTAGCTTCAGCAACAGCCCACACCATCGCTCGAACAGCGTGGACACTCGCACCAGGTACCGCCGTACCGATCGCTAGGCCGCCGTCTCGCACTCTCGAGGTAGTGCGGCCAAGCTGCTCAGCTAGTTGTACGTCACCAGCATGGGAGACTATGCCGGTCAAGATTGCTTGCTCGACGAAAGCGGCCCAGCCGCGCAGCTCACGGTCGCCAACTACTCGCACAGTGTCGGGCAGATCGTAGGCGGCTCGAGCTGGGAACAGTGGCGGGAGCAGAACAGTTTCGCCGGCGTCGACTCGAGGTTTCAGCTCCGCCCATAGTTCCGGCTCACGTTGGACAGCGTAGGCGGTGACGTGAACGCGGCCGCTGTGTAGATTCCTGGCGGTGACAATAGCGAAGCCGCCTGTGGTTTTGTCTTGCTCGACTGCTGTGACGGTAGGCCTGTTGGTGTCGAAATCTTTGTCGGCTGGTTCCGATTGCAGCTTCGGCCATAAGCCCACAGGCAGCCAGGGGTCGACGAATTGCACCCACTTATTGAGGTGAGCGCGTAGGAACGCTTGCCGGTTAGGTCGCTGGCTTGCCGCCTCGAGCGCAGCTAGTGGAACAGTGCGGCCTAGTCCTGGATTGCCATAGGCCCAGGTTTCGGGCAAATTTTCGTCGGCTTCGTCGGGCGGTGACCATTCAAGGAACAGGTGACTGCCAGCTGTGCCGGCGTCGATGTCAGCAATTCCGCGTTCGCGCCAGGCTCGCATTGCGTGGCTGTTTTCGTCGCCAGCTGTTGAAAACATGGCTACCAGCGGCTCAGGTCGAGCGATGGTAGTGGGCAAGATTCCGTCGTCAATGACGCTGGCTTTCATGTCCCATATCTCATCGCACAGGAACAGGTCGACGCTTTTACCGTGGATACTGTCCGAAGCTGCTACCGGCTCGAATATCGAGCCGTCAACCAGGGTTAGCCGTTCGCGGCCAGCTCCTCGAGAAACTTTCTCGACAGCGCCTTCGTAGCGTTCCTCGAAAATTCTGACAATGGCAGCCCACTGATCGACAGCAAGGTTCCGGCTGTTTGCAGCCAGTACCACAGTCTGAGGGCCTTTCTCAGCTGCTCGATGGGTCAACCAGTGGATCGCGAGCAACCTGAGCAAATAGCTTTTGCCGTTTTGTCGAGCTACCGAAACTAAAGCGGTCCGGACACCTGGGCGCAGCAATCTTTCGGCCGCGTAAATCTGCCAGGGCATTAGCTCGATGCCGAGGCGTTCAGCTAGCTGTTGGAGGAGGGGGCCATCGGTCGGGCCGCCTGGGTCCGGCGTTGCTAATCGGGGGAGATCATGCCCCATAATTGCAGGCAGGTCAGCCGCAGCGCTGTTTCGTGCCGTTTCAGGCACCTTTTGGGGTATTTTTTTGAGAGGGTGCGCTGGGGCTTCCAGGGGGTCACTAAAAAAATCCGGCGAGGGCTTTGGAATCGGTCGGCTTTTTGGAAGCTGGTTTGGTCGGCCTGTTGTGTCGCTGTGTGGCAGCTTCCGTTTTTTGAGCGCTGCCCCTAACCTGGCGCCGTCTTTGCTGTTGCAGGATAGGCAGGCTGGGCGCAGGTTCTCGAGGTCGTCTGTGCCGCCGAGTGCGTGAGCGATGATGTGGTCAACACTTTCGGCCGGCATACCACAGCGAAAGCATGGGGGCGGGTCCGATAGGGTACCGCCGTAGATCCCATAGACTGCCGCTTTGATTTTTGGGCCGTAGCCTCGATTGGTTGCCATTAGTACCCTAGCGCTATGTATGCCACCCACAGGCCGAACAGGATTACCAGGATTAACACTGCGAGGTCGGGTAGGTGTTTCATGCGAATAGATCGTCGGGGTCGGGTTCGTCAGCTGGTTTGATTTTGTCAATGAGTTGATCGCAAGCGATCATGATGTCCTGGACTGCTAGTTCGCTGTTTTCTTTTGCTGCTCGATGTATGTATGCGGCCACTGTGTAGGCAATGACCTGTTGGGTGTCGGTTAGTTTCATGCTGTAAGCTTTCCTTTCAGTGCTGCTCGCGCTTTTGCGATGTTTTCGAGGCTGGTTCCTAATGGTTCTTTATTGGTTCGGGTGTCACTGTGACAGGTCGTTTCGGTCACTGTGTCAGGCCGTAGGGTCACTGTGTCAGTGCGTTCGCTGCGCGGGGTGTCACTCTGACAGGTCGTTTTTTTGTTTGTCATATTGAGCCGGTAACGTTTTGTTTGCCGGTCTTGACGACGGCCGGCCCAGCCAGCTTGCTCGATAATTCCTTCGTCGAGTAGCTGCTTGATAGCTCGGGTGACTGTTCTCGGGGAAAGTTCAGTCACTCGGGCTATCGTTGCGACACTCGGCCAGGCTGCTCGCTCGTCGTCGTTGTATCGGTCAGCCAGGTAAAGCAATACCAGTTTGCAGCTGGGGCTTCCTGTGGTGGTTTCTAATGCCCATGAAAGCGCTTTGATGCTCATAGCAGCCCTAGCTTTCTTGCACAGCCAGGCCAGGCTTTCCAGCCGCTGCGCTCGAGAACGCGTTCAGCGATAGCAATTTGCTGTTCGCGTGATGCTTCCCAGGGGTGCAGCGCATAGTCGAGGCCGCCGAAAGCTCGCCAGGTTGACCAGCTGGTACCGTGCGCGAATTGCAGGCCGCCGCCGTAGCCGTTGCCAGTGTTGAGATCCCAGCGGCCTGATGATTCGCACCAGGCAAGCTGATCCCATACTGAGGCGTCAGCTGTGAGCTGTGTGAGCTTTGTCGCTGTGGGGCGTGGCAGCGTTGTGGTGGTGGTGGTGGCGTTGGCTAGCCATTCGTCGAGCTGGCGCCAGGCTTCGGCTGTGGCTTGCTCGTCGACTGTGGTAGCTGTTGAGCTGCTGGTTGCGCTGTTGCTTCGATAGTTTGGTTGGCTGCCGTATGTGAACATGATTAGCAATAGCAGGCCGATAAAGCCGGCGACAATGATGAGGCCGGTGAGCTGTTTTTTGGTCATTGTTTCGGCTCGCTTCCGGAAGGCCAGCCGAGATCGCCTGGGGCTGTGACGCCTGTTTTGTCGCGTCGGGCTTGTGTCGCTAATTCGAGAAGCTCGACGAGTTCGCTGGTGGTCAGTGTTTCCGGTTCGCCGGCGTCAACGTAAATTTGAGCGGCTAGGTCTTTATCGTCAAGGCAAGCTTTCAGCAGCCTGTTTTTGATGACTGCTTTTTTGACGGTGTCGGCGAATTGTTGCCGGCCGGCTATTTCGTCGGCTGACGCTACTGATTTCGACACCTCGATGCCGGCCAAAGCAAGCGCTCGGCCGACTGCGCTGGTTTCGGCGTTCATTGCTTCGCTGTCGCGTGTGTAGGGCGTTTTGCCTGGGTAGGGTTCCCAGGCTGTTGCCGTGAAGCCTTCGCTGTGTGGCTGTTTGTAGACCGTGGCGCGTGATTCGATAAAGCAACGGTCGCCGAGCTGTTTAACCTCGGGCGGTTCTGTCGTTATGACGCCTTCAGGGTACCGCTCGTAAAATCGCACGATGCGGACATTGACGGGGACGTAATCTTTCATGAAATCGCTCACAGCTCACCTGCCAGGGTGATGGCGGCCCATACTGTTGCCGCTGCTGTCCAAAGCCATGAGAACAGGCTAGGCGCTGTTTGTATTGCTACTGCTGCGCTGCCTGTTACCAGTAGCGCCGTTGTTGTTTTCCTCATCTTTAACCTTTCTACCGTTTTGCGATCCACACCTGCGCTCGAGCGCCGGTGTCTGTTGTGACATAGCCAGGGGCTTGCTCGACTAGGCCGGCGTTTTGTAGTTCCTGCCGGCGTTTTGCTACTGAGCCTCGCAAAGCTCCAAGCCTGTTTGCTATTTCGTAGTCAGCTAGCGGGACTGCGGAAGCTTTCAGCACGTCGAGAACGCGCATAGCTAGAGTGGCTCGCTGCCGTTTGTTTGCATATGCGGCCGCCTGGCTGGTTTCGGGGTCGGTTAGGCGTGCCGGTGATTGGAATAGGTTCAGCTGTTCGCTCATTGTTGCCTACTTTGTAGCGCGATCATGAGCGCTAAAAGCTCGGCTGCTTCGGCCAGCTCATCGCGCTCGATGTATGTGAGCAAATTCCACTTCGCTTGCAGGTAAGCCGTGCGGAATGTTTCGGCGAGTAGCTCATCGGCAAAATCGTGATCGCTCATGGCTTGCCTCGCAAATTGTGGTTGCAGCTGTTTGGGCGCAGCTGTGCGCCTGTTTTCTCGCTCATCTTTAACCTTTCTTAGTGCGCCGATGGTGGCACAGTCGCGACGTTATTGTGTCGGCTTGCCTGTGTCAATGGTTAGCTGCTGAAAGCTGGAAGGCGTGCGGCTGGGCATGATTGCGCCGCCGATAGCGCCGGCAGCTGTTCCGGCGATTGCCCACAGTGCGCTAGCGTCGGTTCCAGCTGAAGCGACTACAGCGCCAGCGATCAGGGCAGCTAACGCGATGGCTGCGAGTGCGAGTGTTTGGACAGTGTTATTCATAGCGGCCGCTTTCGTGGTCCTGAAGGTGTCGGTCGAGTTTGTTCGATATTTTTTTGAGCTGGCGGGTCTGCTTGTCGAGTTTGCGGCTGTTGTCGCGGTGTTCCTGTGTGTTGAGGTTTCTAGTCTTGCGGGATTGCCAAACTATGCCGGCGAAGGCGAAAAGGCCGCTGACGGCCGCAGCTGCGACGGGCGCCCATTCCACTGGTCAGATTTTGCCTTCATTGCGGGGCAGGACTGCTAAAGCGTCGAGCCAGGTGGCGGGCGCTGGGCTGATTACCTGCACGCCGAGAAATTCGAGCGCCTGGACCTGTGACCAGTCTGTAAGCGCCACTTTGCTGTTTCCGGCAGCGTGGTAGGCGCGTGGCGGGTTGAAACGATGATCTACTAGGATTACTGATTTCATGTCGTCTGTCTCCGGTTGTGGTGGGGTTGAATATGCGGGGCGGCCGAGGCTTACTGCTTCGGGGTAGTACCGGCGAAAGATTCCGACCTTGTCGCCGACGTTGCCTTCGATTGTTGTGAGGCTGTCGCCGTTATTCGATAGGACAATGCCGACGTGGTCGAGGGCGCCTACGTTGTCCCACTCGAAGAAAACGACGTCGCCAGGTTGAGCTTCGCGGCTGTTGCTAATTAGTCGGCCCTGATTGGCGAACCATAAGGCGCCGGCATCGCACCAG